ATGACCCCATCACAGAAAAAGAGATAGAGACAAACGATTGCTTCGGTACTTGCTGGGATGACACCCTGCACTTGCTGGAAATAGGAATCGGGGAATGGTTCAACGCTAACCCTACTTACGAATGGGAGGTAAACGGCTTGCCGTTGTGGAATCGTTCGGTAACGGGCAAGTTCACAGCAAAAACTATTGCCGACTTCGTTCGTGGAATCACCGTGAACTCTGAATGGAGTTTGCGCTACAAGTTAGAGGGTAGCGAGTTGCACTGCAACTTGTCTCACCACGACGCACCCGTAGGGGGCTCTTACATTGTTACCTACGGGGGGGAGAATGAATAGCGTTCTCTCTTATCTAAGCGTGGTTATCGTGATGATGATAGTCATCTTCGCCTAACTCAACCCAAACACACTGCGACGGGCAGGTGCGCCAACAATGGTGCGCCTGCCCGTTGTGCTATCTACTCGCAAGTGTGTCTCATCCGCCACCGTCAAATGAAGAACCGTTCGCACCCCACAGCCCCGCTGTTATTGCCATCCGGAGTCACCGGTTGTTCGAGCCGGTCGTTCGAGTTGGGTGGTTAGCAAAAGTGCTAACAATGTTAGTCGAGCCTAACAAGTACGTGACCGCTGACACATAACTATCTTGTGACCACCGACACATAGCCAAGTGACCGCCGACACACGGGTACGGGATGTGACCGCCGACACAAGTTTTAAGAGTGTGACCGCCGACACAAAAGAGAGAGTGACAAAAGTCATTTATCAAAAACTTGACACTTGGGCATAAGTGGGATAGGTTGATGACGTGCTTACGCGCGACACTACTTGTATTCCTATTGTGGATGATGATTACGCGCAGTATGACTGCGTATCTCACCGCCAACAAGTGCGATACTCCGTGCGTAAAATAATGCTCACGAAAGAGTGGGGCGAGCGTCTTACGCCTGCACCGTTCTATTACATCTTTGATAACAAAAAGAATGACCTACCCGAATGGGCGGAATGTCTATTCCCTCTCCGCACTTTTGCGATAGGTCACTTACAAAAATACATTGCGAGTGTGCATCCCCGAACTCGCTACTCACTCATAAAAGAATGGGAAGAAAGTTTGATTACGTTCACTCACCGCAAAAAAAGTGAACTTCGCTACCCATTCTAAGTAATACCCCCCGAAAACGCAGGTATGCCGTATGGTGTATCTGCGTTTTTTGCTGTATGCGCTCATCCGCCACCGTCAAATGAAGATGCTGGTGGGTCGCGGGGCTTTCGCCCTCGTTGAGGGAAGTCCCAGACGAAGTCGCCATCATAGCAAGCACGGCTCAGAAAGTCAAGTTTTAGTGACCAAAAAAGGCAGCCGAAGGTCAAAGTCGGAGAAAGTTAGCCAACTCAGTTGAGAAGAAGGCCGACGGCCAGGCCCGCCGCGGGCGAAGGTCAATAGCCCCGTGGGGTTGATGACCAACCCCGTCGCACACACGAACTTTCGTTGAGAGGCAGGTGCGACTTTGGGTCGGTTTGAGGATTTTTTTGCTTGGAACTCTCTTTTTTTATTTTTTCGCAAAAAAAAAGCGTGCGAGGGTGCTTGACTTCTCAAAACAGAGTGGCTATTATCTTTATTACCTACAAAAGAAAGGACTAAACTGATGAAAATGTGGCAACTCATTGTTTTATCGGCGATAATCGGTGTTCCACTAGCCGACTACTACGACAAAAAACGTCAAGCGTGGCTTGACTGGAAGCGTGAAGCGTGGGGGTTAGACGAGTGATTACCTACATAAGCACAGTAGTCGTCATAATGATTATCGTTTTTGCCTAAAAAGTACGAATAGTCCCCCCGAAAAGACACTCACCCGAGAGGGTGGGTGTTTTTTTATGCCCAAAATCAGAAATCAAAATAGCAAATGCCATCAGGCTTGGAAGCCCCGTATATTAGCTGTACGATGATGACGTGACCGAACAATTGACTTTGTCGAACGACCATTTGGTCCTTGAGTTTCCGTACAATGCCGACCAGGTGGTAGAAATAAAAGAAATTGCCGGCGCAAAATGGGACCGAGTAAGCCGAGTGTGGCGCGTTCCAATGCACAGCCTGTCCGAGGCTCGAGTATTTGCAGAAAAACACGGGTTCTACATTGACCCAGAGGTTCTTGTGTTCTCTGTGCCGCGCAAAAAGTTCACACCGAAAGGCGTTTACCTTAAAGATGATTGGGTATTCATTAGTTTCATGCACGAAGCCGTATTGCTCAAGGCAGTCAAGTTCGTACCCGGAATTACATGGGACGGCAAAGAAAAGGCATGGAGAGCACCACTGACCGCAGTAAAACAGGCGGTGCTTTGGGCAGAGATGTACAAGCAACCCATAACCAAACAGGTTTTAGACATTGCAGACCAGGTAGAGAAACAACGAAGCGATAATGTCAGGGCCGCAAACGCGACCGAAGCCGAGATGGACATACCGACGCTACAGGGAGACTTGTTGCCGTATCAAAAAGCTGGGATTCTCTACGCAACCACAGCCAAGCGCTCGTTTATAGCAGACGACATGGGTTTGGGAAAAACTATTCAAGCAATCGGTGCGCTTGAACACGCCGGCGCGTATCCAGCGGTAATCGTATGCCCACCGGGCCTTGTTCTCAACTGGAAGAAAGAATATACAAAGTGGTTACCGGGCATCCGTGTAGAGACCGTGGCTAACCGTTCTGAAATGCCAGACCGAGACAACCTTGATGTACTTGTTATCGGCTACTCAAACATCGACCATTGGTGTAAGTCTCTTCTAGGTTTTAAAAGTTACATATTCGACGAGAGCCATTACGCAAAGACACCGACCGCAAAACGAACTAAATCGGCAATCAAGATGGCGCGCTCTGCCGACAAGGATGGTCTCGTACTTTGCTTAACGGGGACTCCGATTACCAACCGACCCGCAGAGTTCGGTCCGCAGTTAGATATCCTCAATCAATTGGATAAATTTGGCGGACTATGGGGCTTTTACCGTAGATACTGCGGAGCCTTCCGAGACAGATACGGACAGTGGCACATAGACGGTGCCACCAACCTAGAAGAGCTCAACGATACGTTGCGTGCAACTTGCTACATACGCCGCACTAAAGACCAGGTGCTTCACGATTTGCCGGCCGTACGGCATTCGCGTGTCGTGGTAACTGGTTCGGCAGCAGGAATGAAAGAGTATGCCGAAGCTCGAGAAGACATTATCCGTTACATCACAAACAGAGCCCGTGAGATTGCAATAGAGATGGGAACACCCGTATGGTCTGCCGCAGTTCGTGCCAAGATACGAGCCGAATCAAACGAACACCTCGTACGGATATCCGTTCTTCGCCGGCTCGCAGCAAAAGCCAAGATGGACTCCGTTTATGAATGGATTGATTCAAAGATTGCATCAGGTGACAAGGTTGTTGTTGCCGCGCATCACCGTGAGATAGTTGATGCCATAGCCAGCCATTACTGTGGGCTCAAGATTCAGGGCGGTATGCCCGTTGAGGAAGTAGAGGAAGTTAAAGCCAAGTTTCAGACCGGAAGTATCGACGAGGCACCCGTAATCGTCCTGTCTATTCAGGCAGCCAAGACAGGTCACACATTAACCGCAGCACAAGACGTACTTTTCGTGGAACTACCGTGGACGCCGGCCGATGTTGACCAAACTTACAGCCGTTGTCACCGCATTGGACAGAAGGGCTCCGTGATGTCCACATACATGTTGGCAGCGGGGACAATCGACGAAGAGATTTACTCTTTGATTGCGTCAAAACGGAGTGTCGTTGAAGCCGCGACGGACGGAAGTGACGGTGACGAGGTTATCAACACCGGACAGATAGTCATGAACTTCCTATCCGAAGGACTACAATCAGAACATGCTTGAATCTGTCTCCGTGGTCTTTGGTATCGCATTTATAGGTTTGAGCGTTGGTTTAATTTTAAAAAAACTATTCCTGGAGGACTAATGGGATATTCAAGCGCATATGATGCCGCATCTTTGGCGGACGCCGGTGACTTGATGGACCTCAATCAGGCACTTGAGCTTCACCTCGTATCGAATCACTATCCTCCAGTACCGGCAACACTAGTACCAGTGTGCAAGCAGGCAATCAACACAATGCTTATCGCCAGCCAATCCGTGGACAAACTTGGAGAAGAGGCAATATTCGAACAGCTATCCAAATCGATGATAGAAATACCCAACGGTGTAAGTATGAGTGTTTTAGAAATCGTGGAAGCTCTACATTTGCAAGCCTTCATAGACTTTGAGCTAGAAAAATATGGAATTTAATCGCAAGAAGGCACCGCAGCAAAGAATTGTAGAGATAATTAAGTCCGGTGAGTGGGGCAAAGTTCAGTATCTACACAAACTTGAATGTGGACACATTGAAACGCGCAAAAGGGCACTAACCACAGACCGAATATCGTGCCTGGGGTGCGTGCGTGCCGGAGAAGCTGAGAACATACTCACCACACTTGCTAGACCGACGATAATAAGTGCGCCCATAGAGGACACATGGTCAGACGAAATCGCCGAAGAGATTGCTCACACCGAACAGGAAATCGGTTTCTTACGCGCAGGCATAGCAAGATACCTCGACATACCGTCCGAAGCAGTTGATGTGGTCATGGAACAGACCGACACTGGCATAGAGCTCTCGTATGTTGTTATCTTCGTAGATGCCGACACCGCTCGTAGTATGGCGAAGGGCAAAGACAATTTCATAGATGTTTAGGTATGATGGTCAGATGACCAAGCCAAAACAAGAGACCGCCGAAGCAAAGCTAAACCGAGAAATCAAGCAGCTTGAAAGAGAAATCGCTGCACTTGAAAAAGAGATTGCTCAACTAGAAACCGAAAGTTAGAGGTCTTCTAGGTTCTGCTGGGATTGCTCTATTTCTTTTTGTATCGTGTACGCCCGCGTGCCAGGACCTATCGGCGTTACCGCATTGATATGGAACTCGTTTATCAAAAGATTGCGCACTAATAGATGTAGAGGGTAAGAGTGCGAGTCGCGGGCATTCTTCTTTCTGAACTCGGCACAGAAAGCCATAGCGCGGCTACGTAGTCCGGGAGTTGCCATGTTGTCATCTATACAACGCCGTATTCCGTCCCAGCCATCTTCCGCATATTGCATTATGCGTTTCTCTAAATCGTAATCAGGCCACCAGCGACGTTGAGCGTCAATATGTGGGAAGCATTCGTAGAGGCGGTCGTAGAACTCTGGCTCCGTAGCAATCGCATCTCCTATTCGTCGTATCGCCACAGCGTGTAGCGGTATACCTACTCTTGTGTTGGAACCCGTGAGAGCAGCCAGGTCGTAATACTCGCAATACTCTGCATTGTGTTCCTCGTCTATGTATTTCAGTACGTCATCCGTGGTCCAGTCATAAATAATCTTGGCAAACCGAAGCGGGATACTCTTCTTCATCTTGTAAGGAATCACGATGTAGTTCTCGTGTAACTTTTGGACACATGACCGGTAGCGAATCATCGACTCGTTCGCGCGCACGCCCGTGATGAATGCAACTTTGCCCTTTTTGCCCTGCATTGTGTAGTAGTCGACCGATTGCGGCAACACCGTAGAAGGGTCTAAGCCAAAATGCTCCGCTCTTATTGCCCAAGGTGGCATTTCACGCACTAGGCGGCCTTCTGATGCCCTATACGGAGACCACAGGAGGCAGTACTCTCGCCGGCCCAACACCCATACTTCTTGTCCGGTAGGCAGGCAATACCATTCCATGTCAACCCAGTC